ACATTAAAATCAATATTATACATTGATTTCATTGTGTTTTTTACCCCTGTAGTAGATTTGGCTAAAATATCTGACATAACATCTTCTTCACCCGGATAGACATCTACAACAATACTGTCATGTACAGTATTAATTAGTAGACTTTTTACCTTCTTTTGTTTCATTAACTCGTAAGCATTAATACAAGCTAGAGGAACAATGTCGGCAGTAGCAAAACCTTGGACAGGATAGTTTTTAATTTGGGTGGAATAATTGGAACTACCCCAAGGCATCCTTTTCGCATCAGGAAAAGAATATTGCCTACCTGTTGGTAAGGTAACTAGTTTAGTGGCAATCGCACTGTATTCTAATTTGTCATGCCACTCTTTAATCTGTTTATATTTAGTTAAAAATTCAGTATAATATTTCTTCTCGTCATCTGTACCACTAACACCTCCATACAAAGGTTTAAAAGTATGAGCCTTAGCATCTTGTCTAGATACTCCTATAATATCAGCAGTGAATTGATGAACATCAACTCCATTTTTTATATCTTCCATACCTTGTTTGTCCTGAGCAAGAAAGACTGCAGTTCTAAATTCTAACTGTGCAAAGTCTACTTCCATAATCTTACCATTCTTAAATCGTGATTTCATTACTTTCCTAATAGGGAAAGTTTTAGCACGTGGTTGATTTTGGAAATTAGGATTTCTACTAGATAGTCTTCCTGTTGATGTAGCAGTCTGCATAAAACTAGGATGTAATATAGAGTTCCAACCTACGAAGTTTTGTATGCCTTCAACAAAAGTTGATAAGTAAGTTTCTATAGCACTATACTTTGTAATAGTGTCTACAAAGTCAACTACCCCATTTTTACTATACTTAGAAATGGTCATTAAAGTTATTTTATCTGTTTTAAATCCTGTGTTACAGACTAGACTTACTAACTTACTAGCAGTGTCTTTAGAATCTCTAGAAAAGTTTTCTACAATAGTTTTAAGGTTAACTTTAAATCCTGCTAACTCTTTTAACTGATGATATATTAAACCTTCCCCATCACAAGTTTCACACTTACTTAACTTCTTATAAGGATTACCATCAACTTTCATTTTCTGAACTTTACCATTGCCATAGCAACTAGAACATCTTTCTGAACGAGTCTTATGAACAGGCTTAGTATACATTTTAACATACTTATTAAAATCTGCTATTGACATCTTAGGTCTTCTCTTAGGTTTATTAGTTTCTTTATTGACACCAATATTAAAAACCTCAGCCCACTTCTTTTTATTGGTAACTTTTAATCCATAAACTAACCAAGAAAGTTGTTCACCACTACTAGGTTCTATATTAGTGTCTCCCATGGTATCCCAAATGGTATCATTTATTTTTACTCGTAATTGTTTATGCTCTTTTTCAAATTCATCTCTAACCTGAGAGAGTGTATCTTTGTCAATATAAATACCATTCATTTCCATATTCGTTAATACTTTAGTAAACTTATTCATCATTTTGACTGTGGTTAACAAAGAAGAATTAGGTTTTTTATTTAAATCTGATACCTGAGCATCAAAAAGTTGTCTTGTACATTCTACATCTCTTCTACCATAGAACTCAATATCTTTAGGTAGGATATCTTTAAAAGTCATTCCCTGACTTCTATAGGTATCAATAATAGAAGTAGCTTTATGTATTAATCCTCTTCTTACACAACATTCTGCTAAAGATATTTTAGTTTTAACACCTCTGTATAAAACGTACTCAGCTATCATCGTATCATAAATAATACCTTCGTATTTAAACCCACAAGAGTATATCCATGACAGGTCAAATTTTATGTTATGACCTACAAGGATATCTGTTTTATCCAATATATCTTGAACAGTCTTTTTATTCTTTTTTAAATCAATATCAGGTAAGTCAGGATGCCAAAAAAATAAATACTCATTATCTATACCTAAGCTTATTAACTTATTATCAGGATAGTAAGGAGTAGGGCTTCCTTTATAACCTTCTTCTGTTGTTTCCACATCAAATACTGTTATCTTTGTCATTCTATATACCTCGATTTCTCAGGCACTAATACAGTATTAACTATACCATGCCATCCATTTATTTTATTTTTTATAACGTTTAAGTTTCTCATAAAGTTTGGTGTATCACCATCTTGTTGAGCCTTACCAATACCAATAATTAAATCAGCCTCTGCTGCCTTTCCTGTTCTACTATTCTCCATCATATCAAAAGACAAAACTGCTGAGCCTTCAGCTTCTGCATTTGCCTGAGAGACACCAATCAAAGCTATGTTTCTTCTCTTAGCTATTTCTCTTGCACCTAAGTAGATTGCTCGTAGTCTTTCATCACCTCTAGAAAAAGTTCCTTCTACATTTATTTTATCTAGTTGGTCAACAATGACAATATCAGGTTTATTATCTTCACAGTATTTATCTAAAGATTCTAATGACCAATCTACAGAATCATGGCAAACTATGTTATCACTAATCTTAGCCCACTCTTCCTTTGCTTCTTTCATACTGTCTTGAATATCAAGCTTATGCATATCAGTCCATGCAGATACCATTCTCATTTGGGTTCTGACTGCAGGTTCTTCATTAATAAAACAATGAACCTTAGCACCTTGATGAGCAAAGCCTTCGTACCCGGCTACTAGACTAACCCAAAATGCAGTCTTACCTGTTTCAGGTCTAGCAAATATAACCATAAGATTACCTTCACCTACACCATCAATTCTATCGCCTAATGTTTTTATGTTAAACTTCCATTTAGATGTAACTGATACTGCATCTAACATCTCACCAATATCTTTAGTGACAGGAGTTAGTCCATCTTCAGATTCTATTATGTCCTCATCAAATTCTTCCACTAATTTTTTAACAGTAGATAATGATTTACTCTTACCATTCCAAACACCATTAGCTTCTTCTATAACTTGCCTAGCATGTTCTAACATACGTAAATTCTTTAAAGTATCAGAAACAATATCAGCATTATATTCTGTATTATCATTACCTATGTTGTCTAGTATAGCTTCCATTTTCTGTCGGTGAGCAGTAGTAGATGCAGGTTTGTAAATATTAAAATATGCATCTTTAAGTTCTTCAACAGAAAGTTTTTGTATATTGTCATGTTTTTTATAGGTATCTCCTATAACAGTGTACACCTCTGCTAAACCATTAGTAAAATTTTTCTTACTAATCCTTTTTCTATTCTCTTCAAAAAAGTCACGGTTTAGACAGAACTTTATTATTCTATTCTCAAGTGACATTAAATAACTCCTTTATCTTTGTGTTGTCTAAATATTTTAAGTCTTCTTCTAAGACTTTTACTTCAGTATCAATAAGATACCTCAAGCCTTTTGATAAATCAAATGCCTTCTGCGTTGCGTCTCTATCTAAAGCTACAATTACTTTCTTAAAGTTTTTAGATAAGTAAATTGCATACTCTTCTTTCATAGTTGTTCCTAATAAGGCAACACCCGTATAGATAGAACTAATAGTACAAGCGGAAGCACAATCTTCTACAATAACTGCAGTGTCACTTTTACCACAAGTAAAAGGAATATTATTTTTATTGTAGTTTAACCACTTAGGCATGTTAAGAGGATTAAGACTTCTACCTACTGCAGAAACCGCATCACCCTCATCTTTAACTATAAAGACTGCTCTATCTTTACGAGGGTCAAAATAGATAGATGCTAGTCCTTCAAGATATGCTGGATAACAATTATTTTTCTTAACATAAGACAAACATTTTTCACTCGATTGTATGTTTGTAAAATGTTTTGGGATGGTCCAACTTTTTAATGGGCGTTCGTCAGACTTGACGGGTGACGATAGTTCCAAGAACTTGGTAACATCATCAGGAGATAATGCTCGTTCAGTAGTACCACCAATCTTACAAGATGCATGATAACACTTCCACATTATCTTACTGTCTTCTGTATTTACGCTGAATGTATTTTTGTTAAGACAGAATGGACAATCTATTCTGACTTGTGTGTTAGAGGGTATCTCTAACTGTTTGATATATTCTAATTGATGTTTCTTTGTGATGTACATTTTTACCTTTCTACTTAACACGTGTTAAGTTATTTTCTCATTTCTTCAGAGCCAAAAAAAAGGGGCAGTCATTTCTGACCACCCCTTTCAGCCACAAAGAAAGAAAGTATATGAGTGAATATACTCTTTCTTTATAACTTTTTTTTCTGATAATGCAAGTGCTTTAAATCTTTATCTAAATGTTTTTTTATCAAAGGAAATTGAAAATCTGTTCGGTATTCTCTTGATGATATTTCAATAAAGCCCATAGCCTAGAATTAAATTTTTCTAGATACGTTTCAGTACTACTCATGATTACTCCTTTACACTACATACCTAAACCAACGTGGCTTAGTTCTTTTTGTCCAAACCATTGAAAAATTAAACTGCTTAGAGATATAATATTTTCTGTATGATTTGATAGGACACTTTTTATGAAACGTCTTATCTGTAATAGCAAGACGTAGCTTAGTCATTCCAATGTCGGGAATACCAACAGGAATATTGTTTAATGCTTTTTCTAATTTAATACGAGATAGATGAACATTGTTATATCTGTGTTCATATTCATCACATAAAGCTATGAAATGATTATATAACCATTCATAATTTTGTTGGCTATCACCTGCCCAAATAGTACTAGGATGTTTTGTATGGGTAGGCTTATATAAATTTTTTACTTTGGAATTGTATCGGTGATGCACAGAGCATAGCATTTGGGCTGACTCTAGTATCATCTTGACGACATGTTTATCACATTGGTTTTGTGCTGACTTGATTGGACATTCGTCTGTGTAAAATATATTCATGATTACTCCTTTCTACTTAACACGTGTTAACTTTAAGTCAAAGTGTAGGTAGGTCATCAAACACTAACTTCCCTACCTTCCCTCGCACAGAACTATTAAAACTGTGGGTGTTTTGGGATTCCACTTTGTAAAACCCAACACTCTAACTATTACACGCACGTAGTGATGTGCCGACAGTGAAGAGCGGTGGTATATATAGTGTCCAAGTCTGGTTCTTGAGGCTTTACGACCTTTTCGCTACATCTTGGTTTCTGCATATAATTTTTCAGCAGACCAGCCACTAAACTTTTTAGAGAGGGGTACTGCTTGGCTAGTATACCCACCAAACATTGATACCCCTCAATGTACTTTGCGTTGCGTTTGAATTTATACTCGGCTACGAACCCAAGAATACGAAATGGCTTACGCACGAGTACCAACAGTGACCATAGACTTGCCTATCGTTTTGATAGCTAATTCAAAACTCATCAAGCTTAGTGTAATTGGTTAAAAGAAACATTCAATCGTCATCAAATGTTTCTTTAAACCTAGATAACACGTGTTAT